ATCAAAGCGTCCAAACAGTGGATGTCGATGATGCAAGGTATCAAGCAAAAGAACCCAGCGACAGGTATGTTTGAAATTGCCCCGATGTTCAGCCATGCGTACAAAATCAACACTGTTGCTCAGTCTAATGACAAGGGTTCTTGGTTTGGTTACAAGTTCACTATGGTCGGTAAGGTGACTGATACGGCAGAGTACGAGGAAGCCAAGTCGTTCAACCATATTGTCAAGTCTGGTCTGGCAAAGGTCGAGCGCAAGATGGAAACTGAGGCTGCAAGTAACGAAGCCAAAGAAAAGTTCTAATAAGGTGCAAGGGTTAGAGGTTCACTAATCTCCAAGCGGGTGAAAAGCCCGTACGAATATTGCAGCATTACCGGGCAGGGTGTAAAGTAACAGCCCAAACCCGGCATAGGGTCACATAGAAAACAAAGGCACGAGTGATGAGTCTTGCAGAACGCTTTTTCAATCTTTATGGTGGTCTAGACAGGGCAAGAGGTAAAAACAAAACAACCTCAAAAGTTGGTAAGAACGGTAAACGGGATTCAAGTAATCAAACCTTACGCGAACCTTACGATGTGAGATGTTGGGACAAACATCTAAACGGTGAAGAAGGTCTTGGCGTTATCCCTATTACTGACAATGCGACCTGTAATTGGGGCGCAATTGACGTAGACATCTACCCACTCGATCTGATTGAACTTGAAGCTAAGGTCAATGGTCTAGAACTTCCGTTTGTTGTGTTGCGTACCAAGTCAGGCGGAGCACACCTTACAGCGTATTTCAAAGAGTTTCAATCGTGCGCTGAAGTGCGGGCAAAGATGGCTGAAGCCAGTTTTGCTCTAGGTCTTGGAGAACGTGAGTTTTATCCCAAGCAAGTCAAGTTAGCGAACTCAAGTGATATTGGAAATTGGCTCAATATGCCATATTTCCAGGGCGCATTGACAGAACGCTATGCAATTATTAACGGAAAACCAGCGACACCTGAGCAGTTCCTTGATTACGCTGAATCAAAGAGACTTGATGATGTTATCAGTTTTGAAGTACCAGAAACAATGTCTGAATTTTCAGACGGCCCGCCTTGCTTGCAAGCGATCACAAGTTCCAAAGCTGGCGAAGGTGAGCGAAACACAGTCTTGTTCAATATCGGAGTTTATTGCCGAGCCAAATATGAATCAAGCTGGGAAGATAAACTCAGCGAGTTCAATCATCAGTTCGTAGCCCCGCCACTCAACCATCGTGAAGTCACGGCGATTGTAAAGTCACTTGAGAAAAAGAATTATGCGTACACTTGCAACAACGTTCCTTTATGCAATAACTGTAATCGAGAGACGTGTAAAGGTAGAGATTTTGGAATTCATGCTTTTCAGCACATTGATGTTGGTATCGCACTAGACAGCATAACCAAGATGAATTCTGAGCCACCGATGTGGATTTTGTCCATTGAGGGTGTGCGTACAGAAGTAGAAACAGAAGATATATTGTCGCAAGAACGTTTCAAGATTGTTTGCGTCAACACCATAAACAAGATCCCAGGTAAGATGAAGAACGAAGAATGGGACAAGTTTATGCGAAACAAGTTATCATCGATAGAGATTATAGAAGTACCAAGAGAAACGAGAATGAGCGATCGTATTACAGATCACTTGACACGTTACTTTGCAACAACCCCACCAGCAAGATCGCCAACAGATATCAACATCGGGCGTTGGGTTGATGAACCAGACGGTTATTATACCCGAGGTTCTGACTTTATGGACTATTTGAAACGGCAGAACATTGAATTTGATGCTCGTAAAGTTTGGGTACTGATGATGGACTTAGGTGTTAAACCGATATATTATAGGAAAAATGAATGTTGGATTGTACCGAAAGAAGTGTATGACCCAAATGGTAAAGAGAAGAAGTTACCCCTACCTCCAAAGGATATAAAGCATGAGGATTTCTGATAATCAGTCGTTAATACTTGGTCCGCCAGGATGCGGCAAAACGACGAAAGTGTTAAGCGAGATTGACGCGTTGTTGCAATCCGGGGAATCACCTGATAGGATTGCATTTGTCAGTTTTACAAAGAAGGCGATTGCAGAGGCAACGGGACGGGCGGGTGAAAAGTTCAATCTGAAGCCGCGTCAGTTACCAATGTTCAAAACAGTTCATGCAATGTGTTTCGCTGGACTCGGTATAGGTAAGAGTGACGTTGTTGGTAAGGAGCATTATAGGGAACTTGGAGAATGGTTGGGTTATCGATTTGAAGGGACTTGGGATGAATCTGAAGGTGTACCTGTTGGAAGTGAAAAAGGTGATACATTATTATTCTTGGATAATCTTGCGCGTGTCACACAACGCCCTCTTAAAGAAGTGTGGGAAGAGAATTATCACGAATGCGAGTGGGAAGAACTAGAGCGCTTCCAAGAAGGTTATCAAGACTTCAAATCCAGCAAGTATGTCATGGACTTCACCGACATGTTGTCGGCCTATATTGCAATGTGCGACCCCTCGCCGGCAAGACAGGTTATTGTTGATGAAGCACAGGACTTGTCTTCACTCCAATGGTCTGTTTTGAAGCACGCTTACGGTAATGTTCGACAAACAATAATTGCGGGTGACGATGATCAGAGTATCTATAAGTGGAGTGGAGCCGATGTCAATGCGTTTCTGGCGCTAGAAGGTGACAAAACAATTCTTAGCAAGTCATACCGCTTGCCGCGTTCTGTTCATGAAATTGCCAATGGTATTGTTCAAAAGATTGAGAATCGTTTTGACAAACCGTTTGACCCGCGTGATTCAGAAGGTGAAGTCAATTTCATGACTTCGCTAGAAGAAGTTGTGGTAGTAGAGGAAAGTACGCTATTCCTTGTTCGCAACACCTACCTTGCAAGGAAGGTACAAGATTACATGCACCGGATGGGAATCCCTTATACAAACAAATACGGCTTCTCATCAGTACGTTCGGCACATATTAAGGCGATTGAAGGTGTGGAGAAGTTGCGTAAAGCTGAAATGGCAACAGGTGCAGAAGTCAAGGCAATGTATGACAATATGCGAATTGGTGAATATCTAGCTCGCGGTTTTAAGGTCAAGGTTGCTAACCTTAAAGATACAGACCTGTTTAGCTTTGCAGAACTGCGAAATAATTTTGGCCTGTTAGACATTGCACCGTGGTACGCTTGTTTACATGGTATTGGGGACGACCTTATAGCCTATTACCAACGCTTGGGAGCAAATGGGCACGGGCTAAGCGCCACACCAAAGTGCTCTATTAGCACGATACACGCAGCGAAAGGTGGTGAAGCGGACCACGTTGTGTTATTGAGCGACATGGCTTATAGGTCACATCAGGAGTATATAAAGCAACCAGACAATGAACGTCGCGTTGCTTATGTTGGGGTAACAAGGGCAAAGGAAAAATTGACCATCGTTCTTCCTTCTTCAAAACTATATTACGACTATTATGGTGATTCGCAATGAACAATATAATGCTTGACCTTGAAACATTGGGTACTGGAAATAATGCTGTCATTATTTCAATAGGTGCGGTTTTGTTTGACAAAGACGGTGTAGCGAATGAAACGTTCTATTTGCGAGTCAACCCTCAGTCCTGTGTTGACGTCGGTATGGAAATGTCAACTTCAACCGTCATGTGGTGGATGAAACAAAGCGACGAAGCCCGTGCAGAGTTTGACAAACCTTCTTATACGATTGGTGCGGTTTTGCAAGACTTTTCAGCATGGATTGACGCCAATAGTGATAACTTCAAAGACCGCAAAATCTGGGGCAACGGTGCTACGTTTGATAACGTAATACTTGACAACGCTTACAGAAAGTGTAAACTTGAAAAACCGTGGCCGTATTGGGGCGACACATGTTATCGCACGTTGAAGAATCTATTTCCTGAAGTAAAGATGGAACGAACTGGTACGTTTCACAACGCACTTGACGATGCGCGTAGTCAAGCCGAACATTGTATCCGTTTGCTGAAAGCGGCAGGAGTATGGAAATGACTGAAATGGAAGAGTTGTTCGTTTATTGGGTAAAAGAACGTGAAGCAATTCGTGTCAAGAAAGAAGCGGGTGCGCCAAAACCGTGGACTAACGATCCTATTTTACAGACTTACAAGTTCTGTAACGTGAAACGTGAAGATGATACGGTCAGCAAGTGGATCACTGAAAACTGGATTAAGCCAAACGACCCGCATCCGAATATGTGGTTTGCGATGATCGTTGCACGTTTGTTCAATTGGCCTCCGACGTTAGATTTAATCGGTTTTCCGAAATATCGATTAGGTGAGAAAGAAACATTCTGGCCTGAATTAAAAGAACTTTGGAGAGATCAGTTAAAAGTTTATCGCGATAGACTAGGTGCTAAGATCTTCACAGGCGCATATCTTGTTTCAACCAATGGTGTAAGTATGGACAAGATTGATTATATTCTTGACCGCGTGTTGACACCTATTTGGGAACGTGGGCGTGCTCCTATGACCGTAGCTCTTTCGTTCGATGCAAAGAACAATGATAGTCAAGAATCACTCGAAAGTTACTGGAATCACTTGCGCCAATTCGACGGCCTCGGTAGTTTTATGGCAGGACAAGTGGTTGCCGATCTGAAGTTCACATCTGAACTCAAAGATGCACCAGACTGGTGGACTTGGGCACCTCTCGGTCCCGGTTCAATTCGTGGCTTGAATCGCATTCACGGGAGACCCCTTGAGAAAGGTTTACGCCAAGATCAAGGGTTGAAGGAAATGCTAGTGTTGCAAGATCTATTGATTAAAGAACTTGATTGGAAACTACCTGTTCACAATGTTCAAAATTGCTGTTGCGAATTCGATAAGATGATACGTGTCAAGAATGGAGAAGGTCGCCCTCGTTCACTTTACCCAGGAGTTAAATGATGCAGATCAAAGTTTGCGGTTTACCGTTCGATGTTTCCTTTGTTGAAGGTGGGCACGCTGTTAGCCATACCAGCGTACGTGGGCATCTTTACGGCGAAGTCTCGTACGATAAAGAATCGATTCGCATTGACAACACCAAGTCGTTGGAGATGATGAACCAAACGTTCTGGCATGAAGTCGTGCACGTTATCGTTGAACGACTTCAGATTCGTGAGTTGATGGACCATGAGAATATTCATTATGAAACACCGATTGATCAAATTGCCCTAGGTATCTTCAATGTTTTGAACTCGTTAGATCTTGATGTGATTAAAGATAAGGAAGTGTGAAAATGTTAGTTATCCGTGGTCAAAATGTAAATGACGTCCTGCCAGTCGGTATCATGCACTTGAAGAATGGAGAAAAACGTGACTCAAGAAACGGACCTGTCCTTGAAATCCCAACAACTGTTTGCGTCCATTATGACTACCCCGACGAACGAGTCCTCTTTGAACCTTTACGAGACGCTAATCCATTCTTTCATCTCTTCGAAAGTCTCTGGATGCTTGCAGGAAGAAACGACGTTGCCTTTCTTAACGAATACAACTCCAGAATGGCACAGTACAGCGACGACGGCAACGGCTTCAACGCCGCCTATGGGCAACGTCTCCGCTCCGGATTTGGATTTGATCAACTCGATGTCGTTATACAGCGACTTAGAAAGGACCCTGACGACAGACGCGTCGTTTTACAGATTTGGGATCCTGCAGATTTAAATAAAGAGTCAAAAGACTACGCCTGTAACTTAGTCATCACCCCGCGCATTCGCAATGGTAAACTCGACTGGACAGTGTTCAATCGTAGCAATGACTACTTGCTCGGTATGACCGGGGCTAACGTGGTTCACATGTCAATCATTCAAGAATATGTTGCTCGTATGGTAGGCGTTCCGATGGGAAGTTACGAGCAGATCAGCAATTGCCTACATGTTTATACAGAATTGACGCCGCATTGGGAACGATTGAAAGATCTTCCATTGACTGTTGATTGCCCATACAAAGAAGCCCGCGTGTCGTCGTTCCCGTTGATTACCCACAAAGAAAGCTGGATGTCAGATCTGTACACTTGGATGGACAAACCGTGGGGTGGACAGGTTTATTCTGATCCATTCTTCAACTACGTTGCGAAACCTATGGCGATTGCACATCGGGCGCACAAAGACAACCGCAACGGGTTACAATATGTAAATGCTATACAGGCAACTGACTGGAGATTAGCTTGTGAACAATGGCTTACAAGGAGAGAAGTGAAATGAGTGCAAATGAAAAGCAAATCGGTGGTGATCACTACGATAAAAGCGGTGAGCAACATTGGGATAGGCAATACCGTTTGAATGGCCGTGGATATTTTGTTGGATGTGCTACAGGTTACATCGAACGTTACCCTTTTAAGAACGGTAAACAAGATCTCGAAAAGGCAATTCACTTTCTTCAGAAACTGATCGAACTTGAGTACCCTGAAGAAAAGGCTGAACCGAAGAAAGTAGCACCGCTGGAAAAGCTGTCTAACGAGATTGAAAAATTATCTCAAGCAATCACGTCTGCACCAGATCATCTTAAAGAGTTCGTACCTACACCGTGGCAACAAGAGGTCGCTGCTAAGTTCGATGATCTACGTGAAAAACATGCCATCAGTCCGATGTTACAGAGATTTTTGAAAGAGACAGATGAACCGTATCCGAACGGTTATGTTAATCAGGACTGAATATGGAAGACAATCAGCAACACTACCACAGTTCGGACAGGTTTCCATCTCGTGACACTCTGCTATGGCTCGACAGTCTTGAGAATGTACGAGCAGTTTCATCCAACTACACTGTAACTGCTTCGGATGATTATCTGCTTGTTGATACGACCTCGGGTGACGTGACTGTTACGTTGCCAAATGCTATCAATGGTCGCAAGTTGCACGTAGTAAATTACGCAGGAACAAACGATGTCATTGTTACATCTACGGTTGACATAAACGGTTCTGCGTCCGATTTCACAGTAGCGTCTGGAAACATTGCTTCTGTAAAGGATGTTGGCGGAGAATGGGTCACTTCTCCGATGACCTTCTCTTCAGGTGGCCCTGGGAGCGATCCGGGTGCGTCAGGTTCTACGACAATCGATTTCGGTGCATCCCCTGCAACAGAAGCTTCGGTCACCGTGTCGGGTCAAACAGGGTTGTTAAGCACGTCACAGATCGAAGCGTTTGTTGTTGCCAGAGGTTCAGGGGCGACCCTTGCAAATCAGCAGTTTGCAGCTATTGCTTTTAGGCTAATATGTGGGGAAATAACACCCGGAGCGAGTTTTGTCATTCGGGCGTATTGCACCATTGGCTATGCCGAAGGTACTTTTGAAATAGATTGGACTTGGAGAAATTGATATGAGCGGATTCTTACAAAAGATCATCGGTTATGTTACGGGTAACGGACTTGAAGTCAATTCAAGCAACGAAGCAAAGGTAGTAACCGACAAAACAAGATCGAGCGTCACTTTATTCTCTGAGAACGATCCCGGCACTATCACAGGGGTGCCTCTTTTAATGGCACCCGAGATTTCAGCGGATTATCGTCTGCGTGTTGGTATCGACACGGTGTTGTTTACAGATACGTTCAATGCGACAACGCAGAACTCGAATCTCTGGGCTTACACCCTTGCCACGTTGACCTGCACGCAACCGGGTGGATATCTTCAATTCGGTACGGTACAAGGTACAGGTGCGGGTCATGGGGCATTCATACGTTCGTTTCAATACTTTCCATTGGTGGGCACGGCTCCGCTGTCTGTTGAATTCTCAGGCTCAAGCAATACGTCTGCCCTTGTTCCCAACGAAGCGTTCTACGCGGGTCTAGGTCTTCCCTCTGCTGCCGCTACGATTCCAACAGACGGTTGCTGGTTCAAGATGACATCTTCAGGACTGTTCGGTGAACTTCAATACAACGGTGGCACAGTTGTTCAAGTCACTTTGATGAATACCCAGATTCCATTAGCAACCAATGCGAAATTTGCGATGGTCGTCGGTGAAGATGCAATCAGGTTCTGGGTTGATGATGTTCTGTACGGCAGCATCACAATCCCCGCAGGTTACGGCCAACCGTTTATGACAGGTTCGTTGCCAGTGTTTTTGCAGAAAATCTGCACAGGGACGGTAAGCAACACCAACACAATCAGAATCACTGACGTCACTGTCTCCTTGATGGATTTGGCAACAGGTAAACCGTGGTCGCATCAAGTTGCAGGCATGGGGCAACACGCGCTGTTCATGCAAAACGGTACGACTATCCCTACCACGGGCGCGAAAACAACGGTATGGGCAAACAATACTGCGCCAACTGCTGTTGCATTGACCAACACCGCTGCATCATTTACTGGTCTCGGTGGTATTGCCGCTGTTCTTCCTACGTTGACGGCAAACAATGATGGCAAACTGTTCACGTACCAAGTTCCGGCAGGTACGATCAACCTGACAGCACGTAATCTGTACATCACACGAGTCACGCTGAAAGGTGCTGTATCCGTGGTCCTTGTCGGTGGTCCGGTGATCTACGCTTACGCTCTGGCAGTGGGACATACGGCAACTTCGCTGGCTACTGCAGAAACTGCATCCTTTGCCACTGCTACAGCACATGCGCCGCGTATTATGGCATTGGGTATGGAATCCTACGCAGCTACCGCAGCAGTTGGTACGTTGGGAACAGGTATCGATTTGAACTTTGATACCCCGATCTGTGTACGTCCTGGCGAGTTTGTGGACATCATCGCTCGTAACATCGGCACTGTAACCACAACTGGAGCAATAACTATCGTAGCTTCTGTAGGCGGTTATTGGGAGTAGTTGTAAACGATTTAAAGCTGTTGTAATATGTAGTTATGCCGCTATGTAGCGCGGCATAACTACTAATCTTATAGGTGACATATGACAAAATACGGAACATTGCCAGCCAAACCTATTATAGAAGAGGTTGATGAAGTTATCATTTGCCCCAAATGTGGGTCAGAAGATATTTCGCATATCCATCACGAAGGTGATTATGCTGTTCCTGAAACAGACTATCATCATTGCAATGACTGCAACCTTTCTTGGGGGTTTGAATAATGATATGCCCTAACTGTCGTGAAGATGTGCAAGGTGCGTGGCACGATACAGGTATCGGCACTTATGAATATTGGGGGCAGAAATGCAACGATTCTAAAATGGAATTCTGTTGCGAACTATGTGATACACCTCTTGAATCTGAACAATCTTATGAAGAATATCTTGCCGATATTCGAGGAGAGGAGTGATGCAAACCTTCCTCCCTTATCCTGACTTTGCCGAATCTGCCAAAGTTCTTGACTACCGCCGACTCGGCAAGCAACGCGTTGAAGTACTTCAGTTGTTGAAGGCGTTACAGGCAGGTGGCGGATGGTCAAATCACCCTGCTGCAAAGATGTGGAATGGCTACGAAAACGCGCTTGTTTCTTACGGTTTATTTATCTGTAAAGAGTGGATTGGACGAGATTATAACGATACATGTTTTGACAAAATTCTGTCGTATTGTGACGAAGACGCCAACACAACTCTACCACCTTGGCTCGGCAACGAAGACTTCCACGCCGCGCACCGTTCCAACTTGCTTCGAAAAGACCCGATTCATTACGGCCAATTCGGCTGGACTGAACCTAACGACTTACCTTACATCTGGCCCATAACATGACCGATAAACTCTTCCTCGACCTTGAATGTTATCCAAATTATTTCCTTGCCAAACTCATGAATGATGAAGGTCGTTTTCGTGAGTTTGAAACGTACGAAGGGCAAGGATTAGATGTTGCCAAACTTCGGGCGTTACTGAACAGTTATACCGTTGTCACCTTCAACGGTGTGAACTACGATTGGCCTATTCTGTCACTTGCTTTAAACGGTGCAGATAACGAACAGCTTAAAGAAGCTTCCGATGCGATTATTGTCAACGACATGAAACCTTGGAACTTCTACAAGCATTTCCGTTGTCAAGCGTTGAGCTATGACCACATTGACATCAAGGAAGTTGCACCGGGCGTGATGGTCAGTTTGAAGTTGTATGCAGGGCGACTCCATGCGCCAAAGATGCAAGACCTACCCTATGACCCTGATTCATTGTTGACACGTGAACAGATGCAAGCGGTCAACCTGTATTGCGGCAATGACTTGCACGTGACAAAGCAGTTGTACGACGCAATCAAGGGGCGTGTGACATTGCGGGAAACCATGTCGGCAGAGTACCGCACCGACCTCCGCAGCAAGTCAGACGCCCAAGTGGCTGAGGCGGTTATTAAGACTGAGTTGTTCCGGTTGACCAATAAGAAACTTGCCAAACCTTCAGTAAAGGAAAAGGAATTCTTTTACAAGGTTCCGGAGTACATGAAGTTCCAGTCTGACCAGTTGAACAATATATTTGAAATGGTCAAGCGTAGTCCGTTTACTGCCAAGACCAACGGGCAGATTGAAATGACTGAGGAACTGGCTAAGACACTGATACATATCAACGGTACGACTTATAAGCTAGGTATCGGTGGTCTGCACAGTCAGGAAAGTGAGATAAGTTATCAGGCTGACGATGAGTGTATGATCGTTGACCGTGATGTTACTTCGTACTATCCTAGCATTATTCTTAATCAAGGTTTATACCCTGAAACCCTTGGTCCGCATCTGTTGGAAGTTTTTAAGGTGTTGGTTGACCGCCGCGTTGCTGCAAAGCGTAAGAACCGTGAGCTCAAGAAACTGGGAGTGAAAGGTCACGCGCATAGAAGTAAACTGATTAAAGAGATAGCTAATTTAGAAAAGTCAAACAGTGATGCGATATTTCCATGTACAGAATATATGGAACTCATTACTCTCGAACAAGACCTAGACTTTGACCGTTCTGTCACTGTTATGGATTCCTTGCGAATCACAATTAACGGGGCGTTCGGCAAGTTGGGTTCTGTTTATTCTGCTTTGTATGCACCTGACTTGATGATTCAGGTTACTGTTACCGGGCAGTTGACTTTGCTGATGTTGATTGAGCGTTTTGAAATGGCGGGTATTAAGGTTATCAGTGCCAATACCGACGGTATTGTGACCCGTTACGCACGTTCAAGACATGAAGAAATCGCTGCACTTGTTAGGCAGTTTGAACAAGAGACGCAGTTTGAATTTGAAGACACGCACTATTCT